AACATATTTATTATGGCAACAAGACTGATACTTCGGATGCCATTCACCATCTAGGTGACAACTTAACTGGTAAGGGTGAAGGAGATGATGAACGTATTATGATCGATCTAGCAAAACTTGGTCCAGATGTACACAAACTTCTCTTTTGTGTAAAGATCTTCACACAGGGTGTTACTTTCTCTAGTGTTGATGGCGAGTTTGTTCGTGTTGTCATGGATGACAAGGTCGTAGCCCACTTCGATCTCGATAACATCCCTAAGAGTTCCAAGTCCAAATCAGTTGAAAAAGCAAGTGCAGCTCTTTTCGGTGTGATTGAGAAGGTTCCAGTGGGACGTTCATTCTCTTGGCAGTTCAAAGCAGTATTGGAACCAGTATCTAATAACGATATGGCACACGATGCTGCCAAGGTTGCTCAACGTTTGTAAAAAAATCAAACAATTTCATACTTTGGACTTTTGGCTTATTAACTGGTCATGGTGTACTCGGGCCTTGTCCCCTCCTTGTCCTCTGGTCCTTGTCCCCTGGTCCTTGTCCCCTAGTCCTCGTCCCCCTGGTCCTTGTCCCTTGGTCCTTGTCCCTTGGTCCTTATTCGAAATGCTCCCAGATCAACAATTGCACGACTCGAGTACACCGGGGAAAAGGCAGCTGGGTACGCAAGGCATTGAGAACAGGCTGCAATCCTTGAAAGAAGATGACCTGTCTAGGTCATTGGAGCGACGATCAGGAAACTGGAGAAGGCCAAAGTAGTGTTGAAACTTTTTTTTTACGTTTTTTCTTTTCGTCTGATCAATGTCGGGGAACAAAAGCGTCAATTCGGATTGAGCCATTGACAACTTCCAAATGCAGACGATGTAATTCTGCATCTAATTCCTCTAATTCAGCTCCTGACATGTCAATGTCATCGTGATCACGCTGAAAACCGTCAATGGTTTGTCCGATACCATTGTCAATCAGTTCGTTTGGAAGTTGACGCAATAGTTTTGAGAAAGTAGCATGATCATTTTCGTTGAAAGCTGACACCATCTGTTCTTTGATTGTATCCGCTTCTTTCGCCGTCATGCCTTCGTAATCACGATCGAAGTATGTCCAAATTTCGATCAATCCACGATAGCAACCGTTGTTGTAATCGTAGAGCAACTTCATCCAAGTAATTTCCTCCTTCCCGTGAAAGAAGTTCATAATCTCCGTCAAACGTGCCGAAGCCATTTCCTTTTCTTTTTCCTTTTCTTTTTTACAACTTATAACAAGTCAACTAAAATATTATCAATTTGTTTGTATAATATTCATCCCCATTTTTTTAAAGTATTTGTCATTTGGCTGCAGTTCATTATTCATCCACTTTTCACTGGATAAATGGCATAGCTATGATTGTTAACTTCACCAATTCTTGTAAGATCGATATAACCTAACATTATCTATGCTTCTCCAATGACAATATTGTAATTATTTTCCGTACCCCAATTATTCAGATACACTATCCTCTTCGGATTCCTCAACCTCCTCACCGTAATAGATAAGTGCTTGCTTACTAGCCATTTGATCAGCATCTACTTTGTTTTTGGCTTGACCAATGCCAATAATTTCTCCGGTTGGCGATAAGGCTCCCATGGTATATATCTTATGTTGTTTCTTACCTCTTACTGATATTATTTGATATTTGGCTTCCGTCCTGAAGCGTTTCTGGTAATATTCCAATAAATTCTTCTTATAGTTATCGTCCCTGTTGATCATATTAACCATATCGATCCATTTCTCAAAAACATTTGTGATAAATTTCAAGCAAATGCCAAAACCAATTTCTGGACCAGCGTCAGTATAGAGAGCACCTATCCATGCCTCAAATACATCCTCTAATGTATTTCGATTATTACGACCATTTATAATTTTATCTGTGTAGAGAGAGAGCAAAATGTACTTGTGAAGTTTTAATTTCTTAGTAATCCTAGCTAGAGTCTTCGATCTAACCAGTTTCGTTCTCAATGTAGTCATAAAACCTTCATCTTCGGAAGGAAACCGCTGAAATACGTAATGTGCCGTGGCAGCATTGAGAATCGCATCCCCAATATATTCAAGTCTTTCATAGCTTATCGGTTGCAACGGCACTACCTTAGAGGATGAATTGGTTAAATTCTTATGATATGTTGAGGGAGTCGTAGAAGTTGTAGAGGATGTCAAGGTTGTAGCAGCTGTAGCAGATGTAGCAGATGTAGTAGATATAGCAGATGTAGCAGCCGTAGCAGATGCAGTAGATGTTGAAGTTGTAGAGGTAGAAGAATTTTTGGGTGCATTTGGGTCATCTATTAAATAGCTTGTATGAACGAAGGCTCGTTGAAATAGATCAAGATTTTTGATTTTATAGTCTGCTCCATGATTTTTAAGGATTGTTTCACAGACAGTAAGAGTGATGGGAATATTATTTGGGTTTTCCCTTGGCATTTCGGCTTGTAGCTGATTGAGAGTGGATTGTGAATTTTCGCAGCGATTTCCATAAGGAATGGTTGCTGCTACATTATTCCTGATATCTTTGACTCTGGATTCAAACATTTTTAAATATTTTTTAAGGACATAGTATTGACTGGAGTTCCCTGTCAATTTTATGTAGCCCTTTTCTAAGTTAGTTTATAAAAAAACTCGGGTATGAGGTAGAAACCCTTCTAAAAACTTTTCAGGATTTTTTTCCATTTCATTGTTATCGATTTTGTAATAATCAGTTAGCCATCTATTTGATTTCTTATGATATACGTCTGGTTTATTTTCTTCTGCTATGTACTCGAAATCTTTCTTTGTCCTTTTGACATTATAATCCTTCACACACAGATTATTTATCTCTTTTTCTGTTAATGGTTTATCAAACCCATGAGCATAGAAAATCTGTTCTCCCTTATCATTCCTTCCACCATATATTACATTCCAGCCACCTCCAAACCCAGCTGGATGTTTATTAGCATACCACTTTACACATCCAAAGTGTAGATGTTCTCCTGGAGTTATAGGTCTATCGCCTAATATTCCTACTTTTTTCACTCTTTCTGGTTTTCTAGCGTCATTCGAATTTTTATTTGTATCCATTATATCCGTTTCTATGTAATCCTTACCAAGATCCAGAAAAACTATTCTATCAACTGGATTGTCCATAATAAATTTTATTACCAAATTGTTTTCATATAACTTATCGAATTCATCTGCTCCAAAAATATCTAAGAAAGTCTTGTAATATATAGCTAAAGTAGCATTGCCACAATCTGCGACTGTTGGTCCTTCCAAAAAAGCCATTAATGCGTCTGAAGGTCTGATTTCTTTCTTAGCTTTGAATGTGAAAGGGCCGATCTTATCGAAGTAGTGCGGGTTGGCATAGCCATCATACCATGTTTGTATATCTTCTTCTTTTATATCAACTCCTTTCCTTTTAAGATTCTTGAAAAAATCTTGGGGATACCATAAGCCTTTACCTTTGGGGTGTTTGTTGAAATATTTGTTTACATTGTTCATTATTAGTATTGATACTGGGTCATTTCCTGGATCGTAAACGTGACTTTTCTTCTTTTTTATTTGAGGTCGAGGATTTTGTTGGTATGACAAAACCGGAGTTCTCATAGGTATATGATATTCATATATATTTGTTTAAATTTTTATCTGTTAGTGATAAAAGACAGTATAATCTCATATAACGAATGTCTTTAAAATTATAAAACCTAACAACACATGCAGCAATTATCTCCTGCTACCTTATATTCGATAAAGAAATACCATATTAGATAGATAGGGGAAACTATGTCAATAGTGATAAAAATGGGTAGCCAATATGGTGCTAAAGCATGGTCTGTATTCAATTCCGTATAATATCCAAAAGTTCCACAAGTCCCTATTATAAGCAAGATCCAGTGAAAGACCATGAAATAATATCTCTGAGCCGAATATTTAGTTCTCCAAAAAGGGAGACAACAGCACTTTTCTATATCACAGCCAGGACAACAATGTAAAGGCTTTTTACCCTCATCTAGACTTGGATCATAAGTTATACCAATGGACCAAACAGGGGAACTCATTTGTTTATTAGAAATTTGTTATAATTCTAACCACAAATTATTGATTTATATTCAAATTTTATCTATTTTTAGTAAGCTAACTAGGTACACATTTTTTTGGCGTATAGAACTTTATAGATAAAGTCACTATAAAGTTAAGATGGCCGAAAATAGCAAACGTGGGACCCAGACGGTAAAGCGGGTTTGCAAGAAACCTATAGACAATAAAAACTGCAATAATCAAGAACAAGAAAGATCGAAAAAAAGTCAGAATGATGAACCAAGAGTAGGTAAAGCTAATAACGATAAGGTTAAAGAATCTTCTCTCTATGATGTTCTTGGTGTTTCTAAGGACGCTTCGCCAGCTGAGATTAAGGCACAATTTCTTAAGTTGTCACTCATATATCACCCAGATATGGAAACTGGTGATGCTGCTAAGTTCAAAAGCATTATGCTAGCATATAAAGTATTGAGCAGTAAGAAGAAACGTACGACATATGATGAGAGCTTGAGTAATACATGGGATGAGTTAAAGGAAGTCCAGAGGGATACAGGTTATCATGTTACAACAGAGCATACAAAGTTGGGGAAGGATGGTGTAACAAGAGAAGTGGATGCCGATAGCTTTAATGCTGCTTTTATGAGCAAGAGGAATGATGGTGATAGCAATATAATTTCTCAGATGCTGAATGAAGGTACAGATTTGGGTACGAGTAATCCATTATTTGGGAGAGTCGAGGCTATTTCAGTAGAAGATACAAAATCTCTCTTGGCAAGAAGGATGCAGGAGCGTGATTTGGATGCGAATTTAGTACCAGGTAGCGATAGTATTACTTTTGATAATTTAAGGGATAATTTTAACCCAAATCTATTTAATCAAATATTTAATAATCTGAAAGCTAAAAAACAGGAATTGGCTGATTATGAGGAACGTAATGAAGATGAGTTTCTGACAACAAATGATCCCATTCTAGGAACTGCTAGTGTAGGGGTAAGTGATTGGTCTACTACGTCAACAATGTTTGGAGGTAATAACTCAGCTACATCATCGAATATGGGTGGATTAGGTTCCTTAGGAGGTCTTAAGAAACAGGACCAGAGTGATGATTACATACTGGGTACTATGGACTTACAAAGTTTACTGGCCCAAGCAGAGATGGATCGTTCAAGAAAGCATGATATTACATTTACTAGAGATAGAAGAGAGAATGCGGAAGATTTACAAGTAGATGAGTATGAACTGCGCATGAGAGAGATTAGACAGGATCGTGATAGATTATTTCAGATGGATATAAATGATTTTATTATCAGACCAAGTAAGATAGCTGAGGCGTTAGGTGACCCAACGTTATTTGATGAGTCAATAATGTCGATAGATCCTGTAGGAGGACGACGACGCATTATTACAGAATCGTCTAATACTGATGACGCAGATGATGATAATAAAGAAGACTGATTATTAGTATAATGATTATCTTTAAGACTCTTTAGCATAAAAAGACCCCTAAGCATGAAAAGAAACATAAAAAGCAACATAACATAAAAACATAAAAAGAAAACATAAAAACATAAAAAAAAGAAA